AAGCCATACGCGCATCAATTAAAAGCGTTAGAGCTTTCTTGGGAAAAGCCGTACTTTGCCTATTTTATGGAAATGGGTACTGGTAAATCAAAAGTACTGATAGATAACATTGCTATGTTATATGATAGAGGGAAGATCAATGGTGTTCTAATTGTGGCACCTAAAGGTGTTGTTAAAACTTGGTATGAACAAGAATTACCAGCTCATATGCCTGATCATGTAGAATATATTGATGTATTGTGGCAATCCCTAATAAATAAAAAACAACAAAAAGAATTAGACACACTATTTCAACCAGGAGAAGACCTACATGTTTTAATTATGAATGTAGAAGCTTTTTCTACTAAAAAAGGTGTAGAGTTTGCAGCCAGATTTTTACGTTGTCATAGAACTATGATGGCAATTGATGAATCTACTACTATTAAAAACCCTGATGCTAAAAGAACTAGACATTTATGTTCTTTGGGAGAATATGCCCAATATAAAAGAATATTAACAGGTTCTCCAGTAACTAAATCGCCCTTAGATTTATATAAACAGTGTGAGTTTTTAAAAAAAGAATTGTTGGGGCATACTTCTTATTACACCTTTAGAACTAGATATGCAGTTATGAAAACTGCTAATTTTAGCGGTCGATCTGTTCAGGTTGTAGTAGGTTATCAGCATCTAGCTGAATTATCCGAAAAACTTAAACCTTTTTCACATAGAGTTTTAAAAGATGATTGCTTAGACCTACCAGAAAAGACATATATAAAGAGGACTGTTCAATTAACACCAGATCAAGTTAAACTATATCAACAAATGAAGCATTTAGCGTTAGCCCAGATGAATGGAAAAATGATGAGTACAGCTACGGTTCTCACTCAATTAATGAGACTCCAACAAATTACGTGTGGCCACTTTACTGCAGATGATGGTACATTTCAGGAAGTAGATTCAAATAGGTTGCCGGAATTAATGGACGTATTAGAAGAAATAGAAGGAAAGGTGGTTATATGGGCCCATTGGCAAAGAGACGTTAATAGGATAATCCGGGAGATTTCGAAAAAATTTGGCGAAAATAGTTTCGTCGATTATTTCGGTTTGACCCCTATGACTGACCGTCAAAAAAATATCGAAAAATTCCAGAATAATCCCGAATGCAGATTTTTTATTGGTACCACTCAAACAGGTGGTTATGGTATTACATTAACCGCAGCCTCTACCATGATATATTATTCTAATGGCTATGATCTTGAGAAGAGACAACAATCAGAAGCAAGAATAGATAGGATAGGACAAAAATACCCAATGACTTACATAGATATTATGTGTGAGAAAACTGTTGATGAAAGAATTGTAAAAGCTTTAAAAGAAAAAGTTAATATAGCGTCTCAAATTATGGGAGAGGAATTAAAGGCATGGATCTAAGACCTTTACTTTTAAAAATTTTGTTTCTTCTAATTTTAATGTTAGCCTACTACTTTACCGCCGGACCATTTCATATCTGGTAATCCGTTCTCATAGCTTTTGCCATCGTAAGTAAGTACTTGTTTTCTATTAGCACCAGCCTCATTGTAGCTAACGTGGACCCAGCCTCCCGCGGGATCATCTTTTTTGTAGAACTCGAGGATCAATTGATCGAAGTCACAATTATTTTGAATCCAATATGCAGTTTGAATGTTAGGTACACCTGCTATTTCGAAGTCAACCGCCTGGCCCTTTGCATGTTGCGACGTCTTTTTGCTGCCGATCGCTTCACACAGCGCCTCACTGCGGTAGCCCGATGTTATTGTAATTGGTTTATCAAAGTGTGCACGAACGGGTTCTAGTATTTCATAGCATACGTTCTCCAAGTTTTTAATGTCCCCGGACCCTGGTGAGTTATCAATACCTTTACGAGTTGCCGTCATTGATTTAGTAAATTCTTCTAGTTTAAAATGTTTCGATAGTTGCATGATTTTTTATTTAATTTTACCCGAATAATAAATCTATTTTCTGTGCTGTTGTCAAGCGATTATAATTCCCCATATTCATCTGTTGTGACACTAATTGACTGTCAATATTAGGTAGATTTAATGCCGTAGGTGTGATAGGCGTGTCCTGCATTATTGGAAGTAAAGGATTCTCGAACACTGGGAATTCAGGAAGACTTAAACTTAAAGAATCCATCTGTTGCTGTAAAGAATCAAGTGCTGAAACAGCTTGTTCAAAAGGATCAGAAGCACCTATTCTTGCTGCATTCTCTGCAAATGCATTTATAATTTCTGGTGAGATTGTCATAGGTCTAAAAATATTTTCATCAATAGAACTAATTTCTACATTAGAAATTCCGCCTAACGCATTTTCCATACCTGCTTCAGATATGTTTATTAATCTTGCAGCATCCATGTCTTGTTTTAAAGTTTTCTTTACATTAAACAATGCACGGTTAGCATTAAGATATGCATCCACAATTTCTCTTGGTTCAATAGGTCCACCTTTTAAAGTAACTCTAGTAAATAAAGACCTTGCATCTCTAGCACCTTGTTTATAGTCAGCAACTTTAAATTTCATTGTTCTATCTGGATTAATTTCTACTGCTCTAAAACCAAACAGCCCTTGGAACTCATCACCGAATTCATAAGCTTGACCATACTCATCATACTTTCCTCCAGTTATAACTGAGATAGGTTCTATAGTTCTTCCTAATCTTCTAAGTTGTGGTGCAGAGAAAGGCATCTGTGCTTTAACTAAGTGTTCAAATATTTTCATGGCCTTATCTCCCTCAGTGTCTTCACGATTATAAACTTGGAAGCCGTCTCTAGTTACTCCTTTTCTAGCTATGATATCTAATACAGCTTCAGTCCAGATAGATTCTGAGATGAATGGTTGACCAAATTCTGCCATGGCTGTAAAAGTCCCCTTCAAAAAATCATCCATGATACCATCTTCATTTGTTTGACCGTCTTGAACTGCGTTAATAACTGATTGGATAGGTCTAATTAAAGTATCGTATGCATTAGCATGACTAAAATCTATGTATTTAAATGTACCATCTTCTTGTTTAATAGGTAAAATTGTAGAGTTCTTAGACCAAGGCGCTACAAATCTTCTAAGTGCTTCTCTTTCCTCGTCTGTGACATCGTATAGGGCCTGGAACGCTGCGACTGTAGCCATAGGTACTGCTGCTACTGTAGTACCAAAGCCAAACAATCTAGTGTAACCTATACCTTCAAATGGTTTAACAACAGTTCCATCAGCTAGTGTTATAGTCTCATTAATTTCTCTTAGTGCACGTCTGACAATGTTAGTTCCTGTTCTTGCTATTTCTGCCGGGAAAGATACGAAGTTTCCAATTGGCCATTTACGTAGGCCTTTAACAAAGTCAGATACATAATCGTAGTTAGGTATATTATTTTTAACTATGTCTGCAGCTTCTTTTTTTAAGAACGTGTCATCAAGTTTTATATCTACACCGTTTCTTTTAAACCATTGTCCTCTAACTATACCAGATCTTTCAAAAGCTTTTTCGATTCTAGATTTTTCAATAGCCCAGGAATATATTTTCCAGAAGTCATCTTCAGCCGTGTATAAGTCTTGACCAATAGATTTTAATTTTGATAAAGGTTTTAATAATAATCTCATTCCTTTGTCTGCTGTCATTGTCTCACCAAAGTTTACATCCTCTAATAGTTTCATTAGATCCCCTTGTCTAACGTTAGAGTTTACTACACCAAGTTCTAATAGTTCCTGGTATAAATCATTCTGTTGTCTGGTTCCTTTTAATCCTGTTTGTAATGCTTGGTATGCCTGTTTAATTGCAGCAGGGTCAGCAGCTGGAATAATACCATTAGCTGCAGCGAAAGCTCCAGCACTTACAAAGTTTCTTAAGTGTGTGACTGGTGATAAAATTGTTTTAGCAATCTGTGATGCTGCTTTAGGATACAATACTAAACTATCATATAATCTTCCAGCAGTTCCTCTATCTCCTTTAACAAAACTTGTTCCTTCAATAGCATCTGCTACTCCGTTCCTTGCATAAAAAGTATTGTCAACTTGACCAAAGGGAGTTGTTGCTGCTGCTCTTGTTGATACCTGAAGTCTTTGTGCCTGGTCAACAGGTTGTATTTTTCTAAAGTCTGCATTACCAAAAAATAATCTAGCTTCTTCTTCTGATCTAGCAAACATAGGTTGTGCCACAGATCTTTTATCTGTAGCTGCCATCCAGTTATTAATAACTTCATCGTTCTTTTTAATTATATCTCTGTAAAATATATTACGTCTAACAACCATAGAAAGTTTAGCCATACCACTTATCATAGTTTGCATAGGGTTCTCTTGTTTACCGTACAATCTATTAAACACCTCTTGGACTTCTGGTTTTAGTTGTTCTACCGAAACTCTATATTCCCCTGTTCTACCGAGTGCTTGGCTGGCATCATCTAGTGTAGTTTTATTTACAAAAAACTTAGGCATCTTAAAATAAATTTGAGAAGCTCGATCCATTCTCATACCTTTTGGTAGTCCAATATTTTCTGGTCTTAAAATGTTTGCAACGATTTCTTCTGCTTCTAAATCTGTAATGGGTGAACCTGCTTCATCAGCACTTTGTTTAAAAACCCCTTTAGCATCTTCAATTGCTTGAGCCGCTGGTTTATATCTCATCCATGGAATAATACTTGTGTTTTGAAATATGTCATAACTAGAACCTAGATAATTTTTAAATTTATTACCAAACAATGTTTTAAACTCATCAAGTTCTTTTTTACCTAACGTGCCTCCAAGATTTGAAAATAATTCTGCCCATTTATCTCTCATTGTTCTTATATTAGAGAACATTTGTTCTTCTATGCGTGCGGCTGCTTCTCTTGAGGGCGCATACTTTGCAATTTTATCTCTAACTGTTTGCATTAATTTTGCATCCATCTCCCCAAATTTAGCAACCATTTCACTTCCATCTGTCATGGTAGTGTATTTTGTTTTATTTAAAAGTCCATCGGTAGACGTAGATCTTGCTACTGGACCTGCATCAGTTACCGCCATTATGGGTTGAGATTTTCCTGCAATTAAATCGTTTAAAAATTCTTCTTCTGTTTTGTATCTTTTTCTTTTTGATATTGGGTCAAAGGATGCTTTTTTATAAGCTTCATATAATTTTTTACCCTCTGCATTTAAAACTCTTCTAGATCCCGCTGCTACTAATTGAGGGTCACCAGATAACAAAACCTTATTAACATCTTCTAAAAAAATTTTTCTTTCCTTTTGTGCCATTTTGTTTCCAATATTTCTAAAGAAAGGAAACATTTGATCTATATTTAATTCTAAATTTCTAGATAAGTTTTGTGCAACGTTAACGTCTTGTGCTTTTAACCCAGTCATTTGACGTTCTAGGTCAAATAGTTCTTGAGTCTTACCACTTCTAGATCTGAAAGCTCCAGCTACTTTATCAATCCATCTATCTAATTTAGAATTAGCTACGTCTAATTGTTTATTTCTATTCGTAAGTTTTTTAATAACAGAACCTGCTCCACCTAAAACTCCTGTGAATAATGCTCCTTCAGTTCCAAACTTAACTCTATTTAATATTTCTCTAACAGCATTCGTATCATTTGTCCTGTCTATTGCTGTTGGTCCACCTAATAAATCTCCAAATGATCCAACGTCTTCTGCATCTCCTACGAATACACCTTCTGCTAAACCACCACCTAAAGCGCCAGCTATAAATTGTCTGCCTTTACCTTTAGCGGTTAATTCTAATGCTTCATCAGCAGCTTTAACTAGATTAGGATTATTTAATTTTACATACTTACCATTCTTGGCTGCAAGCATAGCAGCTTTAGACATACCACTAGCAGCTTTGAAAGCCATACCACCAGGTAAACCAATGTTAACTAATATTTCTGTAAGTTTTCCAGCACCTGTTGCTTCTGCTTTCTCATCCCACTCTGTAAGGTCATCAAACCATGCTTCAACTTTAGCTGCCTTACCACTGTCAACACCTAAGTCCATTAGACTTGCGCCTAAAGAAAATAAACCTTTTGGAATTGCAATTAAACCAGAACCTATACCTGCTAGCATAGATTCAAATGTACCTATTTTATTGTTTGATTCAGTTTGGACGTCAAATATAGAGGCCATTTATTCTCCTTAACGTTTCTTTGTAACATTACCATTTTCATCTATGACAATAACTTTATCTTTGACAATGTAGACCCCTGGAGTTACTGGCTTACCTTGTTCTACATTTGCCTGTACTATTGATTCTATAAAAGAAACTTCATCTCCACCTTTTTTAATATGTGCATCAACTTGTACTGTGTCAGCAACAGCTTCTACGGGGATATCTTTGTCTAATAAAATTCCTTCTAGATAAGCTCCCGAAGGATTTTTACCATGTTTGGTTCTGTATGCACCTATTTCTTCATTAAGAGTTGTTCCTGCTAATTGTTTGTCGGCCAATAATATTTTTTTCTGTGTAAGTGTTTTAGCTAATGCATTCTCTTCTTTATTTAAATCTTTTTTAAGTTCGTTTTGAAGTATAAGAGTGTTAATAGCATCGCTAGTTTTACTTGGTTTATCAAACTGTTTACTAGCTGCTTGTATAACTTGGTTAATTAATTTACCTGATCTAATATCACCTTTAAAGTCCTGTGACTCTTGAATTAATTTACTAGCATCAACTAAAGATTTGTATGCAGCTTCTTTATTCATGCCTTTAATATCCATAATGTCTCTGTACTTTTTAATTCTTGCATTCCATTCTTTTTGTTTAGCAATTTTAGCTTCCTTCTCAGCTTGTGCGTCGAACCATGAACCATCACCTCTCATGTTCGGGTCCCCGCCTCCTGGTGCTCCAGAAGTTCCTGGTGCTGCACCTGATGTAACCTTTTCCTTTTTAGCTGGTGGTTTATCTTTCCACCATCTACTTTGATCACCTGGTATTACCGCATCGGCCCATCTCTTTGTTCCTTCCCAGATTGTTCCTGGTGCTGCTTTTGCTCCTTTGTATCCTAGATATCCTGCTTGTGGTACCATAGATGCAATTCCAAAAGATGTAACTGGATTTGTTCTCATAAATGCTCCAACATTATAACCAGCTCTTTCCCCAGCTGGAATTTTAGTGATTCTATCTTTTATTGATCCTCTCATACCTACCGGTAAACCATAAGTATCGTCTTTTCTCCATCTTGGAGAAGTTGGACTTTTTCTTGGTAAGAATATATCTTTAAATCTTCCCCACTTACCTAATTTACCTGGAGTAAAAGTTTTTGCGGCTCTCAAACCTCTCCATGCTGCTGGTGCAAATCTCAGTGCTGCAGATCCCGCCGCTAGAAGTGGTGGAATAAAAGCAACGTGATGTTCTCTACCATCTGTCTTAGGATATCTTTCATCACCAACTAGTCCTGTATTAAATTGTTTACTTAGACCACCATTCTTTTTAGGTTCTCTAATACCTGACATGACACCCTCTTTAATAGGGCCGCCGTATCTAAACATTGGTCTATTTAATATTCTCATATTAATCCTAATTTATTATTTGTATCGGTGAAGGCTTATTGAATATCTGTCCGTACAATCCACCTAAACCTGTTACTGTGCTTAATGCAGTTTGCCATGGACTTTGTGTTGGCGCATCTTGATATTGTGGTGCAGCCATTCCGCCAGCAAGACCAGTAATACCTGATGCATACTGTGATAATCTTCCATAAGGCTCGTAAGCTTGTGACTGTAATTG